GAATTAAAATTCCAGAAAAACTTCCTGAATCAAAAGGATTTGAAGTACCATCAGAAGAAAGGATAGTCCCTCCAGGATTTGAAAAACCTGAACCGCTTGGTACAGATATACTTACAGAAGACATAACCAAACAAACCAAAGATTTAGTCACAGAAGAACCTGAGTTTGGTGCATTAACAGAAGTTGAAAAGCAAACAGCATTACTTAAGAAGGGATATAAACCTGATTATTATTCAAGAATTGTTAAAGCTATTTCAGATAGTAAACAATCTAAAATGTCTAAAGAAGAATGGAAAAATGTTATTGGAACAAATGCTACTAAAGATGAAATGGATTATCTTGGATTAACTGAAAGTTTAAAAGGTAAAGAAAGTATTACTAAAGAAAATTTGTTAAATTCAATTAAAGATAAAGATATAGCATCTAGGATAACAGTTGAAACTATTCCTAAAGATAAAATGGTATCTGACTTTGATACATTTAGGCTTGGTTTTGAAAAAGAAGGTAGTAGAAAAATGAATGTATATCAAATATCATTACCCCCCGAAACTGCAGCTGATGATGAATTTAATTTAAGTAGAAAAATATATACAGCTGATCCTCGTCATGTTACAGAAGAATATGGGCGTAATCAATTTTTACATACAGCAACTCAGGTTGGCTATGGAGATCCTGATGCACCCCCTGCCGATATAGGAGAGAAAGGTAGTGAGGTAAGTGAGAAATTAAAAAATACTTTAATTATAGACGAAATACAATCTGATTGGATTCAAAAAATACAACATGAAGGTTCGGCAGAAGATTGGAAGATAATTAAAGGTAGTGATATTACTAAAGAATTTGTTGAAGAAAATTATAAAGGTAAGCATGAGTTAAGTAAAATACAGTCATCAATTGAAAAAGAAGGTTTAGTAAAAGGAACAGTTATGTACATATGGAGTCCTACACAAAATAAGATGGTTCCATATAGAAGAATAGAACCTGATAAATATTATACCTTTAGCAAAGATAAAATGAGAAGTTACTCTTCTAAGAGTATTGAAGAAGCTGAAAAAAATAAAGCAACTTGGGCTGAAGCAGTACCAGATTTTCCTATAAAACACTCTAAAAAATTTGTTGAGCTTGCCTTAAATACAGAAATTAAAAATGCAGTACTAGAAGGTTTAGATAGTATTGCAATTACAAATGGTAATATTCAATTAAATCGTAGTAAAGAAGAAGGAAATAAAAAATTTTATGATAATATTGTTTTATCCCAACTAAAAAAAATTGCTAAAAAATATAATGTTGAAGTAGAGACTATTAATATTGAACCTGATAAATATTTAAAGTTACAAGAAAATTTAAAGAAGTTAAAAGAAAAAGGATTTGAAGAAGTTACTTTAACAGCTGCAGATTTAAAAGAATATATAAGAGTGCATGGTCGTTATCAACTCGCAAGAACTAATGAATTTCCTTTACCAGATTTTAGAGAAGTAATTACTGGGACTGGTACATCTTTTAGGGGAGAACAGATGGAAGGAATCTTAAGAGATCAGCACCCTCAACGTGATTCAGATGAATATGTAGTTTTTCAAAATAAAGAAACAGGTGAAATAAATTTTGAATACTCAATAGTTAATAAAAAATTTATGTTACAAACAGATAAAACTCTTAGTAAATTTCTTGAAGGTAGTCAGCAATGGTCAGAAAGTATGGGCGAAGCATTAATCAAAATGAAACTACCAAAGAAACTACAAAACGATATATTAAAAGAACCAATTAAAATATCTAAAATAGACGAACAAACACAAAGACTAGTAGCATAAAAAAAGGGGAGCTATTAACTCCCCTCTATAGGCAACACATGGGCACCCTTATGGGTGCCTTTTTTTTTGACTACTATGGAGTAATCAAAACTCTTAATTCTTTGTATTAATACTCCGTTGAATATCCTGTAAAGTCCAATGGGGGTGTTTCTTTAATTGTTTAATAATCCACTTATAAGACCAAGGTTGTAATTTAATAGTATGCCCACTCCAGTAATAACTTTGACTTTCAATTAACTTTGTAAGATTTTTACGGGTTACTTTGGTATGATCTTCTTTTTTAACTACTTGTTTAATCCAGGCAACTAGAATATCCCTGGCTTTACTTCGGATCTTTCTTATCTGTTTTGGATTCATATTAAAACCATCATAAATAAAGATAACAATGCTATAAACCCAAGAGCAGCAAAGATTACATAAAATGTATTCATTTTTTTTTAATAGTATAGAAGCTATACTTCACAGTTAACTCTGTACCACCCTCAATATCTTTAAGAGTAATTATATTATACTTTGTAAAGTTAAATTTAAGATCTGGATTATCCATATTTGTAAAATACAATTTAGATTTCTGACAATTAGGATCATCGGAATGATTTAAGAATCCACCTAAAGGAGTTCTAATTAAAGTATCACCAAATTTAATATGGCTCATACCAAAGTTAGTTCCTTTAGGCACGAATAATTGTGTAAAGACCCCGAGTCCTTGTATCTTACTCGGGGAGATTGTAAGGCCTTTAGGTAGTGGCTTATACATCTTTAATTATCTTCTTGATATCTTCTTCTAACTTTGCACCAACAGAGTTGGCATGGTTGATTACAGCAGCACATAAGCTTGCATGATACTTATACTCCTTTAAAGCATCCCTTACTTTAGTTACAGGCTTGCCACCATAATCAAGAACAATTGCATTGTTACGATTCAACCCAATCTTCAGTTCAAATAAAAGACCTGTATGCTTGCTGATATCATTTTTTTGCATCAGTTACACCTGTACTTTGCTTCTTAACAAAGTCAGACCCTATTTGTGGATCTAATTGATTTAAAGTTGAAAGCGAATTCATCAACTTTACAACTTCAGCATAGGGTCTACTCATTAGGTACCTCATGATTTCCGTCAATTGTGTAGAACTTATTAAATAAGTTCTTTCGGCTGGTTGTGTTGTTGTCGTAGTCTTATCTTTTGCATTAGTAGCCATCTTTCTTTTCTCCTTCCTATTATATTATTATCCTCTAAACTGATAATACTTATCTTCAATTAAATCTTCATTTAACAAATAAGGATTATCAATCTTCTTATTATCATAAAGTTCTTTTAAGTCCCTTATGGTTTGGTTTAATGTTCTATGTTGTTGAAGACAACCACAAACTAAATCCTCAACTTCAATCAGTGCATTTTTAACTAGACCCATTGTTTGACTCCTGTTCTTTTTTACACTTCGTAAACTTATCTAAAATAATTTTTTGCTTCTCAATTTTCTTTTGAATAGCTATTATTATTTCATAATAAGAATCCATTTTTCCCATTGCTGCCATATGGTCACCATGGCTATACTCTTCTTGTTTCATTCAGCCTCCTTTACTAACTTATTTAAATACCATTGTGCTTTCTTTAAATCTTCCAATGGTTCTCCCTTGAACTTATACCTGGAAATATACTTTACTACATTACCTTTCAAATAGCCATGATATTCATCATTGGTCATACAATCCTTAATAACATCAATAGTTTCCTTTTTACCATACTTATAATGTGGAGGTGAGTTTACCATTTCATCCATATTTTCTCCTAACAGTATTATATTCTAGAGTCTCAATATCATATTCACCTTTGTAAACATTCCGTTTAATGATCAGCCCACTCCACCACATCCTTTGAGTTGCCCTTGCATAATCTTCCTTATGATGCAAATAGCATCCAGCAGATAAACCCATAGCCTTTTGTCCTGATGGTAAAGAACAGATAGAGTAATCAAACAAATGACAGTGTCCTACTGTTGAAGATACTTTATTCTTTAAAAGAAGTGACCTCGCAACATTGTCTCCACTAATAGGTTTGCCCATAATGCCAGTAGGAAAATTGTGACAATAATATATTCCATCAATAAGGATAGGTTTCTGATAAGAAATAACTTCCCAACCAAATTCTTCAAATTTAAAATCATCAATGCTAATAGTTCCTTCAAGTTCAGGTGTTTCATCTACTACTCTATCGATACGATCTTCATGATTTCCTATTAATATAATTTTCCTTGGTCGTTTTCCATTAAGACCTTTATTAAACTTTTCCAGTGCATCGTGTGCATGGTCCATATCCTTTTTATATCTTCTTCCCTCAAAGGATTTCTTTCCTTTATCATAGCTTGATAAAGAATCCATACTTGCAAAGTCTCCCATGCATATTATGGTATTTGGTTTTAGATCTTTTGCTAACTTTCCTGCCCATAAAAATCTATCATTGCTTGCCTTAGGGGTGCAATGAGG